TTGTTGCTCTGCTGAAACAATGATTATGATTTCTCATGCTGTCACGCTCTTAAAACGCTTATGAACACAGGCTCTAAATGTGGGGTAATCACCTTAAAAAATCTAAAGTTGTAGGAGTGATAAAATGGAAAAAGATATACAGTTATGCCCAATGGAAGAAAATGACCGAGAACAGTTTATTTTAGATAATCAGGAAGCATTTAATTATGGTGCTATGGAGGAGTTTGGTTGTAGAGATAATCACTTTGAAGAAGATGGTCAAATTATTTCACGAGAGACTATCGAACAGTCAATTGACCAAGGAATAGCTTATCGTATTATTCTTGAAGGAAAAAAAGTTGGCGGTGCTATAATTAAAGTTGATGGAGAAAAAGGGGATTTAGATTTGCTGTTCGTTTCTCCAAATGTTCATAGTAAGGGGATTGGATATGCTGCATGGTGTCAAATTGAAAAATTACATCCAGAAGTGAAAATTTGGGAGACCGTAACACCATATTTTGAACAGCGTAATATCCACTTTTATGTAAATAAATGTGGTTTTCAGATTGATGAATTCTGGTGTGAATATTTTAAATCAAGTGAACCAATCCCTGATGATATATCTGACAAAGAATCAGATGGAATGTTTCATTTTGTAAAGGTGATAAGATGAATTTTGAGCATACTTGAAAGTTTTACATCTCCACCGCATTCCTCGTCTGCCTGTAAATCTCCAGTCGTGACAGTGATTTCGAGCTATTGTTGGTCTGATTCACTGTGCGGCTGTTGTCGTTTTGATAGTAATTGTTGACCACCGAATTTTCAGAAGTGCCATTCATAATCGCACCTGTCATTCCGTCAAGATTGTAGTTAAGATCAGAATTGAGCGTTACTCTCATTGTATTTGCAACACCTGAAACCGCCTTAGCTACGACCTTTTTGCTTTTGTTGATACCGTCCGCCAAGCCGTTCATGAAGTCCGGCATCCAGTTTTCAAAATCTGTCAGCGGACCTACATCAGGAACAGAAAAATGCAGATAACTGCGGATCGTATCCGCAATTCCGGAAACGCTGTCAGCAAGACTGCCGATCATACTTCTCAAACCATCAATGATGTTGGAAACGATATCCCGTCCCCAGTTCCACGCATCCGATGCAAGCCCTTTGACATAATTGACAGCATTATCAAAACCGCCCTTAATCGTGGAGTAAATGCCGCTGATGACACTTGCAACAGAAGATTTCACATTGTTCCAGATGCTTGTTACCGTAGAATGAATCGTATTCATCACCGATGAAATGGTAGAAGAAATGCTGTTCCAGACGGAAGATACCGTATTTCGGATAGCATTTACCACACTGGAAACAGCACTGCTGATTGCATTCCATACACTCGAAATAATGGAATGAATCGTGTTCATCACACCGGAAATGAAACCTGAAATTGCAGTCCAAACGGTAGAAATCACGCTTGAAATGGTGCTTAAAACCGTTGAAATCGTGGTATAAATGGCATTCCAGATTGTTTCAAAGAATGTTTTTATCCCCTCAAGCAACGGCGTGAGAAAGGCAACGACCGCATTCCAGATGGTCTGTATTTTTTCCGAGATCCAATCCATCACGTTGCTGATGATAATGTGGATCGCCTGAAAAATCGTTTCAAACAGATATTGGAACGCTTCCAACAACGGAGAAATAAAACTGTAAATGGCATTCCAGATACTTGAAATCGTGTCGTAAATGGCTGTGCAGACAGTTGAAATGACTGTCCAAATTGCATTGAAAATGGTGGAAAAGAAGTCGTGAATACTGGTCAGGATTCCTGCAAAGAAATCATATACAGAAGTAAAAATCGTGACTGCTGTGGTATAGATCGCAGTTGCTATTGTGATAAAGAATGTGGAAATCGCATTCCAGATGTTTGTGAAGAAATCAGCGACAGACTGAAACGCAGAACAGATGCTGTCCCAGATGCCGACAAAGAAGTCTTTGATGCTTGTCCAGACCTCATTCCACGAAGTTCCGAACCAACCAAGAAATACATCTGCCACGCCACGGAGAACATTCAGAATGTTGCTGAACTTGTTAACGACAAAATCCCAGATAGCAGTAAAAATGTCCTTGATGCCATTCCAGCACTGTTCCCAGTTGCCTGAAAGCAAGCCGATAAATACATCAAGAACGCTTAAAATGCTATCTGTCACAAAAGTGAAAATATTTGAAATATGCTGAAAAACGCCCTCGAATACAGGTGCAAGCACACTGCATAATCCGTTCCACATCGCTTTTAGCAGTTCACCGAAATTCTGAAAATCAAATCCGAGTGCATTGATTCGGTCAACAATGCCTGATGTCAGACGTTCAAAGGTGGACTTTATTTGTTCCCAAATGGAAAGAATGCTGTTTTTAAAGTCTTCGTTGGTGTTCCATAGATTTACAAATGCTGCAATAAGTACAGCAATTACTGCAACAACCGCAACGACAGGAGCAGAAATACTGCCGATTGCCGCACCAAGGGTAGAAAATGCCGTCTTTGCACCTGCGATCATGGTCGGGATTTTTGAAATGAATGTCATCATACTTCCGATAGAAGAAATTGTTTTACCAACAACGATCAGCAATGGACCTAAAGCCGCAGCCATCAGTCCGATTTTGAGAATGGTTTGCTTGGTTGCAGGGTCAAGAGCGTTGAGTTTGTCCACAAATCCTTGTATTTTGGTGATGATGTCACGGATAACAGGCATCAGAATTTCGCCGAAAGAGATCGCCAGTTCTTCCAGCTGGGACTTCAAAATGGTAAGCTGTCCTGCGAGATTGTCCTGCATGGTTTCTGCCATCGAAAGTGAAGTGCCATCACAGTTTGCAATGGCTCCTGATAATTTATCAATATCCGAAGGTGCAGCATTCATCAGAGCAAGAAAGCCCGACATGGCATTTTTGCCCACAAGAGTTTCTGCGGCACTTGCTTTTTCAGATTCTGACATCTGGTCAAATGCAACCCTGCAGTCTGCTAAAATATCAGAAAGGCTTCGCATTGAACCGTCTGAATTGGAAGTTGCAATCTCCATTTCTCCAAAGGCGGCAGAGCAGAATTTGACTTCACCTGAAAGTGCAGTCATAATGGAACGCATGGAAGTGCCGGACTGTGTAGACTTGATACCGGCATTTGCCATTAAGCCAAGTGCTTCAGCGGTATCTTCGCAAGAAAAACCCAAGGCACCGGCAATCGGAGCACAGTATTTGAACGACTCACCAAGCATAGATACATTGGTATTTGCATTACTTGATGCCGCCGCTAACACATCAGCAAAATGTCCGCTATCCTGTGCTGTCAGACCGAATGCTGTAAGTGCATCTGTTACAATATCTGATGTTGTGGCAAGGTCTTCGCCTGATGCAGCAGCAAGGTTCATAATTCCGTCAATACCTGACAGCATATCATTTGTTTTCCAGCCTGCCATTGCCATATAGTTCATAGCTTCGGCAGCTTCACTTGCTGAAAACTTTGTTTTGCTGCCCATTTCTCTTGCTTTGTCACGCAAAGCCTGCAAGTCATCGCCGGTTGCACCGGATACAGCGGCAACCTTTGACATTGCAGAATCAAAGTCAGAGGCGGTTTTCACAGCAGCAGTTCCAAGAGCCGTCACACCTGCGGTAACAGGCAGAAGTTTTTCACCTGCACCTGAAATTTTATCGCCAACATTCTGCAAAACCTGTCCAGCCTCACCGATTTTAGCAAGTTCAGAATTTGCATTTTTGGCTTCTGATTCCAAACGTTTCAGTTCATTTTCTGTTTCGACAATTTCACGCTGTAAGGCATCATACTGCTGTTGTGTGATGTCACCATTTGCAAGAGCAGTATTTGCTTGTTCAGCCGCTGTTTTCAGCGTTGCAAGTTTATCTTTTGTAGCAGAAATACTGTCAGCAAGAAGTTTCTGTTTCTGTGAAAGAAGTTCTGTATTTTTCGGGTCAAGTTTCAGAAGTTTCTCCACGTCTTTCAGCTGTGATTGGGTATTTTTAATGTTCTTGTTTACACCCTCTAATGCTTTGGACAGCTTAGTGGTATCTCCTCCAATTTCAACGGTGATGCCTTTGATTCTGTTTGCCACTGTGGTTTCACCTCACTTTTTTTGAAAAATAGGTTGAATTTATCCTAACTTTATGATATAATAAATAAAAAGGGGGTGTTCGTATGAACATTGATACAAACACAATTTTTTCTATGACCGAAGCAAACCAGAATTTTTCTATGGTTGCCAGAACGGTTGACCAATATGGAACAGCAATCATCTTTAAGAACAATAAGCCACGCTATGAAATACGGGTATTTGATGATACCGAAACAGATGAAACTGCATCTGATGAAGATGTTCTTGAAATTTCCAAAAAGTTATTAAAACGAAATGCTGCTGTATATAAGGAGCTTGCGAAATGATTCGTCTGACAAAACAACAAGTTATACTGCTTCATCGAGATGTCATTGCTCAGTCAGGAGGTTCACCTGAAATACGTGATGAAGGTTTACTGGAATCGGCTTTGAATGCTCCGTTTCAAACATTTGCAGGAATAGAATTGTATCCTACAATAATTGATAAGGCAGCACAGTTAGGATACAGTTTAATTAAAAATCACGCATTTGTTGATGGAAACAAGAGAATCGGAACTCATGTAATGCTTATTTTTCTAATGTTAAATGGAATTGATGTTGATTATGAAGGTGAAGAATTAACACGGTTGATTCTTGGTGTAGCTGCCGGAGAAATATCTTCTGAACAGTTATTAGCTTGGTTACAAGCACACATTTGTTGATTCAAAACGCATCAAAATCCGCCTGTCCAGCGACCTCATTCCACCCTGAATATTCATCATTCTCACGTTCCGTGAACATGTCGTTTATTAATCCAATCGTAAGCAAATCCAGCTCGGTCATAGAAAGACCGAGCTGTTTGCATCTCAGGAGAAAAAGAGGGGTTGTCATCGGGCGGTCAGTCTGGCGATGTTTTTTTTAGACTCTACTTGCGTTGCTGTGTTCAGTCCCCACAATTCAATAAGCTGAGGAAGAATTTCATAAATGCTGAATGTGTTGAACTGTTCCAAAAAATCATCAGGGTTGTCGGGAACATTGGAATCAGCGTGTTTTGCCATGATATATGCGATATTTTCAAAGACTTCAAGACTTTCAATTCCGATTTCGCTTTTGTTTTCATCGCCCTCAGTGACTTCAGTTTTCAGTGATGCAAAGTCCTTATAAATATCACGTCTGAATTTCAGACGATACAAACGTGGAACTGCCGCACTTGCCTTGAAAGGAACTTCAATACCATCGATTGTAATATTCTTTTTAATAGCCATGCTTTACCTCCTTAAGATGTTTTGGCGGAAGATTTCACGACCGTATCAGGGTTATACGGCATCTTGAACCAGTTGTTGTAAACCGCTTCTGTAGTACTTTCTGTTGTCTTGGATTTCACAAGACCTGTCGGCAAAGGGGTAGCCTTCAGCGACAGCTTTTCCGTCTTGACTTCCGTGCTTTCCTCTGTTGTTGCAGATTCCGTTGCAGGTCGAGAAGCAGAACAGCAATACATCACGTGTCGAATATGATGCTTATCGCCTAAGAACTCAAACATCAGTGCAAACTGAGCAAGTTCCGTATCATTCTTTTCCACCAGAACGCCGTTGTTATCCAAAATTTCGCCTAAGATCTCAGTTGCAAATTCTGTCGTAATAAGAGCAATTTCAAGGTCACCTGTATATCCTGCATTGTTGTTGATGACATAATAAACGCCATTGTCCGCATAAAAATTTTCTGCCTCGCCGTTTGCGTCAATAGAAAGCGATACAGCACCGGGGAGATGTTTTGACGGACCGTATGCAGGGACAGTTTTGTTGCCGTCAGGATCTTCACCCCATTCATTGATTTTTGCCCAGTAGACATTCTGCAAACCGAATTTAACCTTGTTTTTCTTGTTCGCCATTGGTTATACCTCCGTTTCATACAGTACTTCATAGAGTTTTTCGGACTCTATCCATACTTCCGATTTTGTGTAATAGATTTTATGACGTTTCAGAACCTGTTCAACTTGCTTTTCCAGTTCAGGATTCTTCACATCTG